CTCCGGGCCCGACGGGGTGCCGGGTACGGAAACCATTACACGCCGCGTTTAAGCGGAAGTCAACACCGCGTTTAAGGCGACCGAGAACTGGTGCGCTTTCGGTAACACGTGGCCCGCGGTAGCGGGCAGCTCACGGCCAAAAAAAAGCCCGCAAGAGCGGGCTCGATGAAGACAGTGGTGCGGGTGCGCGGATCACATGGGCGAGGACTTCAGGCAGCTGAGATGCATGTCGTTCGAGAAGTCCTGGATCGCGCGGGCCTGCGCTTCCTCGCCGTGGAAGCGCGGAACATCGAAGGCCGCCATGACCATGTTCCGACCAACGTCGGTGCCTGATTCCGCGTCCATCTTTTTTGCGACCTCGAGCACTTGAGTCATTGCAATGCCGCCTTGGCGGGCTTCCATCATGGACTTTGCGAGACCGGCGACCTGTTCGCACGCCGTGTCCTTCGCAGCCTGGAGCCGACGCAGATCGTCCGCGCTGGCCTGCGGCGGCGACGGTTTATCCACTGCGGCTTCTACGGTCGCCTCGGCGGGCGTCTTCGCGCCGCAGGACGTCAAAGCAATCGCCAGGACCACGGTCGCGAACGTTCTCATCTCAACTCCTCGGCTCGTTTGTCTCACGGCGTCATACCTCTCGCACCCCAAGCACTGAAACCACCTTTCCGCCGATAAACAGCGCGTCCGGCTCGATGCGGTAGCTGGGGTATCCCTCACCGGTGCTAACAACGTGCAGCCCGTCGCCACGCATCTGCAGCAGCTTGATCTGTGTCTGGCCACCGATATTGATCACGTAGACCGCATCACCGTCGAAATAGGTGACGTCGGTGTCGACCATCACCACGTCGCCGTGATTGATCAGCGGCTGCATGGAGCGGCCACGGCCAGTAATCAGGCGGACTCGGCCTTCCGCCGGGACGAAGCCGAGCTTGCGACGGACTTCCCACTTGGCCAGGAAGACGTCCTTCACGACCTCGGGGTAGTCCGCGTTCTCTGCACCTGCGCCCATACCGCCCGCTCCATCAAGCAACTGGAAGCGAACGTAGTCGGGGTTCATCTCATGCGCCGATTCAGCCCTGTGGGCGGGTAGGGCAACTTCGGTGGATGAGCCTGTGGATAAGCGTGGCTCGGACGCGCCGCCGCGCAGTATCCAGCGGGGACTGACGCCTAAGACTTCTTCTGCCTCGATCGCCCCTTGTTGGGAGACGCCACGTGCTTCCCAGTTATTGATCGTCTGGGACGACGTGTTGAACAGCTTCGCGAGCTCGCTCTGAGACACATCGTCCTGCCTCAAGGCCAGGCGGGCGGCTCGATAGAGACGGTCGGCTGATTCGTGCATCTCGGTCATGCCGCCCAGTGTTCCGCACGTAAACGCCGCGTTGTTACACGCCATGTTTGACATTCGCTTAAACGTGGCGTGTAATTCGGGAATGGACACTCGACACCCCGACTCGGCACTCATCGACCGCCTCGGCGGCCCTGCAGAACTCGCCCGCGCTCTGGGCTTCGACCCCAAGGCGGGCGGAGTGCAGCGGGTCCAGAACTGGCGACAGCGCGGCATCCCGGAAGTGATCCGCCTGCGTCGCCCGGACCTGTTCGCCGCCGAACCCGCGAATGACGCTGCCACGGGCGCGAGGGCGGCCTGAGATGCGTACCTGGAACCCCCGCGTCTGTCTGCGCGACTGGCTCAACCGGTTCCGCACTCGGAACCGACCCCAGCCTTCGGCCGCTGAGCGCGACCTGCGAATTGGCGTCGCGTTGCTGACGGGACTCTCTCCCGAAAGCCGCGATTTCGAAGTCGCGTGCGACACCTTCCGCTTCGCGCTTCCCCCGAGGTTCGCCATCGGCGAGCTGTCAGAGCGTGTGGCGGCCGTGGAATTCGAGATCGCGCGGATGCGGTCGGAGAGGGCGGCCGAGCTGGACGCCCTCAGGGACGTGATCGCCAGCGAGGGCGCTACTCGTGCCGAATCGTTGCGGCGGCTAGTTCCATGAACGCACTCGGCTGCGCGGCAGGCGTCACCTGCTGCACGTGCATGATCAGTGCCGATGCACGGTCGGGCGGCAACTCGCCGACGAGCTTCGCAACGACGAGCTCGAGCTCGATGAGCCGAGTTGACAGCGCCAGATATGCGTCGGCTGCTGCTGATTTCTCCATGTCCGTCTCCGGTGGTGGTGGTGGGGTCGCACTCCCACTCTACCGGCGGGCGGGCACCTATCTCTCGCGTGCCATTTCCTTGTCGACGGTTTCCAGCAGGCGGCCGAGCGCCGATGTGACGCGTCCGTCCAGCTCGGGGTCCCGCTTCACCGGCAGCGACTCGCGCCAACGCGCCAGCAGCTCGCGTCGATTCGCGCCCATGCCATCGGCGACGGTAATTGCGAGGAACGCCATGCACGCAGCTGCGTCCAGTGCCAGTGCGTCCAAGGCGTCCTCGATCGCTTTCGGAAGTTCGTTCGTATCCACGCGCACCTCGACTGTCAGGGGCGGCCGACGTTACGGCCGGTCCGTCGCAGCGGTTGCGTCGGTTCCTTCCATCGATGGTGCGCGCGCTTCCCATGCCGCGCATCTCACCGCCTGAGACGCCACCACGTCCATGACGAATATTCCCCACGTATCCGAGCCGCGGTCGCGCACCGTGCTCCGTAACACCCGCCGAGCCATCGACGACGGCCGCCTGAAGGTTCTGCCGTTTTCCGAGCGTGTCGCGGCTCGCTACTTCGCCGAGGTCCAGGTCGAGGACCGCACCGTGCCGTTTCGCGTGGACGGCGAGACGGCCGAGACGGCGCTGGCTGCTCGCAAGCACAACCACAAGTTCGTAGACAGGCTGCTGAAGGGTGAGATCAAGACCTTCCCGGCGGACCTCGAGGACGCTTGGGTGGCCGAGCTTCCCGAGGAGCATCGCGAGCGCTGCGTCCGCGAACTGGCCGCGCGCCGCGGCCTGGTGGCCGTCGCCGATCCCCGCGTGTCGGATGCGCCGGTAGTGCAGGGCGGAGAGCTGTCGGACCTGCTGCGCGAAGTCGGCGCCAGTGCTGCCGCGCTCGCGCCGATCTTCGCCGACGGCCGCGTCGACGAAGCAGACATGCCGCACATCGGCGCAGCGCTGGATCAACTCGGCGCACTGCTGACGGCGACGCTGCAGATCCACCAGCGCATGTCGCGCGTGGTCACCGAGGCGGCCGGCAAGCGCTCCAGCAACGTCCTCGCGATGCGCGGGCGGGCGTAGAGATGGACCGCGGCGAGACCTTGCGACGGATCGCCGAATGCCAGGCGCTGTGCAAGCGCGCCGAACCGATGACGGCCGCCCAGCGTGCCGAGTTCAACACCTTGCGAGCGCGCGAGATGGCACGGGCCGAAGCCCGTCGCCAGCCGCCGCAACCGCAGCTTCAGCTAGGACAGGTGGCGCGATGAGCCGCTATCGCAAGATCGAAGTCCGCACGTGGTCGGACGAGAAGTTCAACAACCTCAGCGCGATGCAGCCGTCCGGTCGCGGACTGTGGTTCTTCCTGCTCACGGGCCCGCATACGGGGCCGATCCCGGGCCTCTTCCGCGCCGGTCGCGCAGCGATGGCCGAAGAGCTGGAATGGTCTACCGAAGGGTTTGCCGAAGCGTTTCAGGAAGTGTCTGCGCAAGGGATGGCGAAAGCCGACTGGAAAGCGCGGCTGGTGTGGCTACCGAAGGCCATCAAGCACAACCCGCCGGAGAACCCGAACGTCGTCAAGTCGTGGGCGCAGGAAGTCGATCTGCTGCCGGAGTGCGAGCTGAAGCGTGAGGCGCTGGCGTCGATCCGCGCATATCTCGAAACGCGCGGAGAGGCTTTCGTGGCGGCGCTTTTCGGCTCTGAGCCGGCTGCGCCAAAGAAAGTTTCCGGAAAACCTTCGGCGAAGGGTTCAGCAAAGGGTTCCGGGAACGCTTCCGGCAACGGTATGGCGAATCAGGAACAGGAACAGGAACAGGAACAGGAGAAAAGCAGGGAATCTACTGACGTAGATTCCTCGGAGACGTCGTCCGGTGAATCGAACGACACGACGACACCGCATCCGCACGAACGGGTCTGCCAGCTTGTCCTGGAGGCCTACCACGAGATCCTGCCGCGCTGCGCTCGCATCGAGGTTCTGAGCCCGAAGCGCCGCAAGCGCATCCTGACGGCGAACAAGCTGGCCGCGCAGCTCTGCCGCGAGCAGGGCTGGTCGATGACCACGCGCCAGTTCTGGACGTCGTACTTCGAGGAGTGCTCGGACGACGCCTGGATGCGCGGCGACGTGCCGAACCCGAAGAACCCGCGCTGGCGCCAGAACCTCTTCGTGCTGATCGACGAGGAGCGTTTCGCCGGCCTGATGGACCGCGCGATCGAGCGCGTGCGCGGCGAGACCGGGGAGCACGCGGCATGACCGTGACCGAACGCCAGTTCCGCCAGGCCGAGGAAGACGGCGCCGCCGCGCGCCGCGCCGGCAAGCCGCGGAAGCCGCCGCACTACGGCTGGAGCAGCGACGCCGAAACCCTCACCCAGGCGTGGGAGCGCAGCTGGGATCGCGTCGACCACGAGAGGAAGCGCTGATGCTCGACGGACGCGAAGCCCTCGAACGCCAGGCCGCGGTCTACGGCGCACCGCAGTCGGACGATCGCCCTGTGGAACATCACTTCCGCGTCGAGCGCGACCAGCGCGTCGACCAGCTGCGCATGCCGCCGGCAGCCGTCGACGCCGAGCAGGCCGTTCTGGGCGGGCTGATGCTCGCACCGTTCGCGTTTGCCGAGGTCTCGGACCTGCTGCAGCCGGCGGACTTCTACCGCCGGGATCACGAGCTGATCTACCGCGCGATCCAGCACCTGGAGCAGAAGAAGCGCCCCTTCGATGCGGTGACGCTCGGCGAATGGTTCGAGGCGAACGGCAAGCAGGATCTCGTCGCCGGCGGCGCCTACCTGGTCGAGCTGGCCAGCACCACACCGTCTGCGGCAAACATCCGCGCGTACGCCGAGATCGTGGCGGAGAAGGCACGGCTGCGGTCGCTGATCGAAGTCGGCACCGAGATGGTGAACACCGGTTTCGAGTCCGAGGGGCGGGAGTCTCTTGAGCTCGTCGGCGAGTTCCAGACCAAGCTGGGCCGCCTGCTGCAGTCCCAGCCGCTGGAGCTGGAGGACATCAAGCCGGTGCTCGGCCGCATGTTCGACAACCTGCAGCGCCGGTACCAGCTTGAAGGCGCGCTCGACGGGCTGTCGACCGGCATCACCGAGCTCGATCGCGAGCTCAACGGCCTGAAGGGCGGCCGGCTCTACGTCATCGCGGCACGCCCGAAGATGGGCAAGACCACGCTGGCCACGAACATCGCGCGCGCCGTCGGCGTCGACCAAGGCAAGCCCGTCGCGTTCTTCAGCTTCGAAATGCCGCAGGAGGAACTCGCCGAGCGCCTGACGTGCGACGTCGGGAACATCGAGCACGCGAACTTCCGCACCGGCCAGCTCGAGGACGAGGAGTGGGCCCGCGTCACCGCGGCGATCAAGAAGCTGCGCGGCAGCCGCATCCGGCTCTCGCCGCCGCGTAACGCGCGCATCGAGTCGCTGTGCGCCCAGGCGCGGCGCCTGCACGCCCGCAACCCGCAGGCGCTGATCGTCGTCGACTACCTGCAGCTGCTCGACACCAAGGGCGCCGAGAACCGCACGCAGGGCATGAGCGAGGTGAGCCGCCAGCTGAAGATGCTGGCCATCGATCTCGACGTGCCCGTGATCGCGCTCTCGCAGCTCAACCGCCAGCTGGAGACCCGTACCGACAAGCGGCCGAACATGGCGGACCTGCGCGACTCCGGCGCCATTGAGCAGGACGCGGACGCGATCGTCTTCGTTTACCGCGACGAGATCTACAACGTCGGCAGCCCGGACCGCGGCACGGCCGAGCTGATCATCGGTGCGCAGCGCAACGGCCCCACCGGCATGGTGCGCGTTGCGACCCGGCTGAACATGTGCCGGTTCGAGAACCTGCCGGACGACTGGTCGCGGCCGCGCCCGGATCCGTCGTCGGCGCCGAAGCCGCGTGGTTTCGGCAAGCGCGCGAGCGGCAAAGACCGCGCGGCGGGGGAGGACTGATGGGCTGCAACCTCGCCCCGCACCTCGGCCTGCGCTGCGGCGCTGCGTCCCTGCCGGACACGGCAACTTCCGAGCCGGAAATTCGCGCTGACGACAAGTTGCCCAGCGACGTGACGTCCGACGGCCGAATCCGCGCCCCGAAACTTGACGTGGCAGCGGCCGAGATCCATGCCGTTCCGCTCGACGAGCGGGCCATCCGGTTCTGCGCCTGGGCGCACGACCAGCCGCTGGTGCCGAGCGTCGACGCGATCTCCGCGCGCTACTTCGTCGAGCCCGAGCGCGCCGCGGCTTGGCGCCGCGTGCTGGTGTTCGCCTACACGGGAGCCCGCGATGAGTAGCAGCCTGAAGAAGGCGAAGGCCAAGCTGCGCCGGCGGCCGCTGCAGCTGACCGTGATGCGCCTGGTGGTGCCGGAGACCGGCGAGGAAATCGCGGCGTTCGTGCCGTCGCATCCGATCGATCGCCGCATCGCGCGCGAGCGCCGGTACCGCGTCGGCCAGCAGCTGCGCGCCGACCTGAAGCAGTCGCGCAACCCGAAGTTCTGGCGCCTCGCGCATGTGCTCGGCGGCTTCCTGGCCGACCACATCGAGGAGTTCGACGGACTGGATCCGCACAGCGCGCTGAAGCGCCTGCAGGAGCTGTCCGGGATCGGCGTCGAGGAGGAGGAGTTCGACGTTCCCAGCCTCGGCAAGTGCCGCCGCAACGTCGCGGAGTCGCTGAACTTCGACGACATGGACGAGGGGCGCTTCGCGCAGCTCTGGGACGGTGGGAACGGCGAGGGCGGCTGGATCGGCTGGCTGCGCCGAGAGAAGTTCGGCGGGCTCGACGCGCAGTCGCGCGAGGAAGTGGAGCTGCTGATCCGAGGGGAGCATCCGTGATCGAACGCCCGCGCCGCATGTCGTTCGACTGGCACGGCACCGAAGGCCGGGAGCCCGTCGCCGGCGACTTCATGCGCGCGGTTCCGCGCCGCGGTGCCGGCCGCCTCTACCTCGTGCTGACCGCGCGGCGGGTCCGGGTGAAGGTGACGCGCGGCGAGACGCTGAGGCAGTCGATCGAGATGGTCGTGTGGCCGGACGCGCTGCCGGCGGGCGCCCGCGTCCACCGCTTCCACTGGAATGCGCGCAAGCCGAAGCGAGGCCACCGATGAGCATGGGACGCGCCATCGCCGCGGCCACGCCGGCGCAGGTCATCTACCAGGACGCCTGTCGCGCGCTCGGATGCGTGATCTGCCGCTTCCGCATCGATGCCGGCCTCCAGGTCGCGGTGTACGGCCAATGCGGACCGACGCGCATCCACCACCGCAACCTCGGCGACAAGCACGGCGCCCTGCAGCTCGGCCAGCACGCCGTCGTCGCGCTCGGCGACTGGCACCACGACGGCATCCAGTTCCCGGGCCTTTCGCGCGATCGCATGCGCGAGATCTTCGGGCCTTCGTTCAAACACCACGCGCGCGAGTTCCGCATCTGGACCGCCGACGTCCTCGGGCCCGGCGGCACCGAGGCGTGGCAGCGCTACCAAGACCGCCTCCTCGGCAGGACCTCCCCATGACGTTCCGACTCACGCTCGGCATCGACCCCGG